TTTTCCTGTTTCTTCATAGGTATGTCCTTTTTCGTAATATGCTACTGCTGCTTCCCTTAAATCTACGCTTTTACTCATATTACTATTTTACTTCTTTTTCATTAATTTGTCAAGGCGGATAACTATAGACAAAGGAAATAATGCTTTGCATACGAACTACCCTGTCCGCCCCGAAACGCTCGGCGAATATACCGGACTGAAAGACAGAAACGGGAACAGAATCTTTGAGGGAGATATTCTTTCCGGGCATTTGGATGACCTGTTTCCGGAAAACGAAACCCGGCTGACTGTCGTCTGGCATGAAACAGGATGGTTCGGATGGAATCACGGCTGTCATGCGTTCGATGATTTTGAAAATCAGTTCAGCCGACAGTTTGAAATCATCGGCAATATCCATGACAACCCGAAACTGATAAAAGGAGTAATGAAAGATGACTGAACTGAAACCCTGCCCGTTCTGCGGCGGAAAGGCAGAACTCAAACAGGACATGCGCTATCCCAGAAGCGGAAAATATGCCGGAATGTCAGTGAAAGCATACGAGGTAATTTGTCCGAATTCTGACTGCATTATTTACAACGCTGATAACAAATATTTCTTTACCAGAGAAGAAGCCGCCGAAGCATGGAACAGACGCTCGCCTGACTGGATTTCCGTCAAGGACAGACTGCCGGACACGGACACAATGGTAATCGTTGCGATTTATGGCAGTGATATGATAACCATTCAGGAAAGCGAAACACTTCTGGATGCCTTAAACCGTTCAAAAAAAGAATTCAACAGAATCACGATGGCATTCATCAATGAAGGGTACTGGTGTGATACTGATGGTTATCCACTGATGGTAACGCCGTCTTACTGGATGCCGCTCCCTGAACCGCCGGAACAGAAAGGAGAACCGAAATCATGAACGCCTACATGCTCCGACAGCAGATTGCACAGCTGATTGACGAATGGACAAATCAGCGAAAAATCCGGACTATCAGAGAGTTAGCCCATCTCAGCAAAGTCCATGAAACCGCCGTGCATAACATGCATATCGAACACGCCGCGAGCCTTGAAAGCATCTGCAAAGTGCTCGATACGCTCGGCTATGAACTCGTTATCCAGAAAAAGGAGTGGTGAATTTGACAGAACGGGAACAGAAGCTTGTCTGGCTGTCCAGAGGGCGGAATCTGAGAACAAAGCTCATCGGACTTTATGCCGAACGGCAGGAACGCATTTCCAGAGCCGAATATGCCGGAATCTCCTACGACAGCATTTCCGGTCAGCATTCCGGAAACGGCACGGAACAGAAATTTACTGCCATCTCCGAAATTGATGACGAAATTCAGGATGCAGAACAGGAACTGACTGCCATTGAATCCGAAATCCGTGAAGCGATTGCACAGGTTCACCGTCCGCTGTATCAGACTTATCTGAGAATGCGCTTTCTCGGCTATAAAACAGAAACGCAGATTGCACAGGAAACGAAATATTCTCTCGAATACATCAAAGGTCATGTTCACAGAAAATCCATTGACAGTTTAAAGATGACACAAAATAACACTTGATAACACTGTCAGAATATGTTATGATTAAGATAGCAAAAGCGCAGGCGGGTATTACTTTCTTTGAAAAGCAAAAAAATTCTCCGGCAGGAACATCGGATTTTTATCCGGTGTTTCTGCTTTTTACATAGCAGGAAGGCGGTGAGGTCATGAAACTGACTGAAAAACAAAAGAAGTTTTGCGAAGAATATCTGATTGACCTCAACGCGACACAGGCGGCACTCAGGGCGGGCTATCGGGATGCAGGCGCAGGGAGAAAACTGACCACGAAAAAGAACGTTTTAAAATATATTTCGGAACTGCGGTCGAAACAGTCCGAACGCACCGGCATCACGGCGGACAGAGTGCTTTCCGAACTGGAAGAAGTTGCCTTCACGGAAACGGAAATTTCCGGCAGGGAGAAAATCAAGGCTCTGGAGCTGCTGGGAAAACATCTGGGCATGTTCGATGAAAAATCTACGCTGGAAGCTTCCGGAACGGCTTACAGCGACATTCCGGCGGCGATGATTGCCCCGGCGTTTTCGTCAGTGCTGTTTGACATTGCGGAACATCAGCATTCCGAGTATGATTTTCCGGGCGGCAGAGGTTCAACAAAGAGTTCTTTCATCAGTCTGGTGCTGATTGATTTGCTGATGAAAAATCCGGATATGCACGCCTGCGTTCTGCGGCAGGTGTCGAACACGCTGAAAGATTCTGTTTACAGTCAGATTCTGTGGGCGATTACGGAACTGCATCTGGATGCAGAGTTTATCGGCACGAAATCTCCGCTGGAAATTACCCGGAAATCGACCGGACAGAAGATTTATTTTCGCGGCGCGGATGACCCGAACAAGATAAAATCCATCAAGCCGAAATCAGGATATATCGGCATTTTATGGTTTGAGGAACTCGACCAGTTTTATGGCGAAGAAGCCGTCCGGAAGATAGAACAGTCCGTTATCCGCGGCGGAGATACGGCGTATAAGTTCAAGAGTTTCAATCCGCCGAAATCCGCACAGAACTGGGCGAACAAATACGTCCGCGAAGAACGGGAAGACAAGCTTGTCACCGCATCGGATTATTTGTCCGTGCCGAAGAAATGGCTCGGAAAGCAGTTTCTTGATGACGCGGAATTCCTGAAAGAAACGAATCCGGTCGCTTATGAAAACGAATATCTGGGCGAAGTCAACGGCACAGGCGGCAGCGTTTTCGATAATATCGAAATCCGGGAAATCACCGACGAAGAAATTTCTTATTTTGATAATATTCTCAACGGTGTTGACTGGGGCTGGTATCCGGATTTGTATGCATTTGTCCGGGTGCAGTATCAGCCGGCACAGCATACGCTGTATATTTTTCAGGAGTATACCTGCAATAAGCAGAGCAATCAGCAGACCGCCGAAGCGATTAAAAAACTCGGCATCACCGGGAATGACCTGATTACCTGCGACAGTGCAGAGAACAAATCCGTCGGCGATTACCGGGCGTTCGGACTCAACGCCAGAGCCGCCGAAAAGGGTCCCGGCAGCCGGGAATATTCTTACAAGTGGCTGCAATCTCTGAGAAAGATTATCATCGACCGGAAACGCTGTCCGGCAGCTTATCAGGAATTTACGCAAAAGGAATACGAGCGCGATAAAGAAGGCAATGTCATTTCAGGATATCCGGATGGGAATGACCATGTCATAGATGCTGTCCGTTACGCGACGGAACGCATCTGGAAAAAGCGGGGGCAGTAACATGTTAGAGCGATTCAGAAAGTGGGTGAGGCGTTTGTTTCCGGTCAGGACTATCGAACAGGCATATCGGCTGGATGCCGCAATTTCGGACAGAATGCTGTCAAAAATCAGCGAATGGGAACAGATGTATCAGGGCTGTGCGCCGTGGTGCGACGGAAAAGAAATCGTCTCGCTCCGGCTGGAAAATGCCGTCGTCCGGGAATTTGCGAATGTCACGCTCAACGAAATGACATGGAATATCCGGAATGAAACGCTTGCAAGACTTTTTGAAAATGCCATGCAGGATATGTCCGTTCAGCTCCAGAGAGGGCTTGCGGCAGGGGGCATGGTGGTCAAGCCGCTGGGCGTGAAGTCCGGAAGTGTGCAGTATCTGGCGCAGGGGCAGTTTGTTCCTCTGGCGTTTTCGGCAGATAAAAGGTTGACAGATGTAATTTTTCCGGAAATCAGGAAAATTTCTGACAATGAATTTCATATTCGCCTGGAACGCCATACACTCGGCGCGGACGGTCTGACTATCACGAACCGGGCATTTCTGAGCCGTTCGCCGGATGTTTTCGGCAGGGAGATTTCTTTGCAGAGCGTTCCAGAATGGGCGCATCTTCCGGAGTCCGTCCGCTATCCGGGCATGACAAGACCGAGTTTCGGCTTTTACGTCAATCCTGTGGATAATACTGTCGATGATTCTTTCTGCGGAATCAGCATTTTCGAGAGTGCGGCGGCACTGTTTCAGAAAGCGGACAGACAGTTCGGGCGCATCGAATGGGAATACGAATCCGCACGGCGGCGCATTATTTCGGATTCGCAGGGCTTCCGGAAGAATCCGGACGGTACGGCGGATATTTCGGACAGCATTTTCTTTCCGATGGATATTGAAAATTTGTTTCAGGAATTTTCCCCGGCACTTCGTGATGCGAATTTTCTCGCCGGTCTGGATGCCGTCAAGCGCGAAATCGAATTCGCCGTCGGACTGGCTTACGGTGATATTTCCAATCCGCAGACGGTTGACAAGACCGCGACGGAAATCCTCGCCGCCAAACAGCGCAAGTATAACACTGTCAAGGCGATTCAGAAAAATCTGAAATACTGTCTGGATGATTTGAGTTATGCGCTTGCGTTCTGGAACGGCATGACGCGGAATTATGATTTTTCGTGTACGTTCAAGGACAGCATTCTCGCCGATGAACAGGCGGAGCGTCAGCAGGATATGCAGGACGTACAGGCTGGCATCATGCGCCCGGAAGAATACCGCGCGAAATGGTACGGCGAAGACCTGAAAACCGCCTTGCAGAATCTTCCGCAGAGTGCGCAGGTGATTGACTGATGTTCAAGCCGAACGAAATCGAAAACTTCTCCATGATGTTCGATTCCCGGATGAAAGACCTCGAAAAGCAAATCATGAGCGATATCATCCGGCGAATCCGGATAAACGGCGAAATCACCAGTTCCGCAGACTGGCAGCTGCGACGGCTGTATGAACTCGGTATGTCGAAGCGCGATATTCAGAACGCGCTGAAACAGCATCTGCATCTGAATGCTTCTGAAATCCAGCAGATGTACAGCGACGTGATTCAGAAAGGCTATGTCCGCGATGCTTCGCTTTATTTGGCAGCCGGAAAGCAGTTTATCCGGTTTGATGAAAATCAGGGCTTGCAGCAGCTGATTTCAGCCGTGGCTTCGCAGACACATGAAACGATGCTGAATATCACACAAAGTCTCGGCTTCGCAGTTCGTCAGCCGAACGGAAAACTTGCATTCAAGCCGATTGCAGATTACTATCAGCAGACGCTCGACAATGCCATGCTGCAAATCACATCCGGAACGTTTGATTACAATACTGTTCTGAAACGAACCGTCAGCGAAATGACGAATTCCGGATTAAGAACGATTGATTATGAAACAGGATGGTCTAACCGGGTTGAAGTCGCCGCCCGGCGTTCGGTAATGACAGGGCTTTCACAGGTGACAGCGAAAATCAACGAAGACAACGCCGAAGCACTTGGAACAAATTATGTAGAAGTTTCCTATCATGGCTGTGCGAGACCTTCCCATCAGGAATGGCAAGGAAAAGTGTATTACTGGGACAGGTCAAAATAAAAATTTTATATTTTTTTCAAAAACCTCTTGACAAGTTTGTTGCTACATGGTATAATAAGATTGTAGCAACAAAGATTGAGAGGTGAGAAAATGGCTGCTATGAAAAAAGGTACTAAACTTACGGACAATCCGAAAGATTTTATGTTGAGGGTCAGACTTGACAAAAGCACTGTCGAAAAACTGGACGAAGTATGCAAAGACCAGAAAAAAAGCCGTTCCGAAGTTGTCAGGGACAGCATAGAAGAACAGTACCAGAAACTAAAAAAATAGAACGTTGCCCCTCGCCAAAGTTGCAAACGTTCTATACGAAACAGACAGATTTGCTCTATCTGTAAATATTATACTACAGATTTTGCTTTCTGTCAACCCCTACAGAAAGGAATTATTTGTATGAACGAAAATAACCTCATTACACCGGAAGAAATTATTTCAATTTCCGGCAAGTTCACAATCGGAAACATGAAAACAGCCGCTAAGGTTGCAAAAATGGCAAAAGTGGTATTTGACGGCGATGGCCTTCTCTGGAACTATCTTCGTGTTGTTCAGTGCATCTTTGAAGCCGGACGTATTCAGGGCATAAGAGAAGAGAGACAAAAGAAAAAAGTAAAGTCAGGGGGTTCAGCAAAATGAGAAAAATAAAAAAAAGCGAACTCGTTGGAAAAAGGTTCGGGCGGCTGATAGTGATTGACCTTGTAAAAAGCGGCACTGAATCCAGACAGAAAGCTTTATGCAAATGCGATTGTGGTAATCAGAAAACTGTATCTATCAACGCACTAAAAAAAGGCTTAACTACTTCCTGTGGCTGTTATCACTATGAAAAATTTTGCAAGCAAGGAACGCACAATATGACCGGAACAAAACTCCATAACGAATGGAGAAGTATGAAAGCTCGCTGTAATATCAAAAGCTGTTCAAACTATGAGTTTTATGGTGGACGCGGCATTTCTGTCTGCAAAGAATGGAATGATTCGTTTGAAACATTTAAAAAGTGGGCAGATACTCACGGTTATCAGGAAGGCTTAACGCTCGACAGAATTGATGTAAACGGAAACTATGAACCCAGTAATTGCAGATGGGTTGACAAAGGCGTACAGGCAAGAAATCGCCGTCCTCGCTCTACCTGTAAGACAGGTGTATCGGGAGTTATGAAAAGAAATGACAGAGATTCTTATCGTGTTTCAATCGGTGTGAACGGTAAACATATTAACGTTGGCAACTTCAAGAATTTTGAGGATGCTGTTCAGGCAAGAAAAGAAGCTGAATTGAAATACTGGGGATTCACACTTATCAAATAAAATATGAGAACTAAGCCGCCCTTAAGCAAGGCGGTTTTCTCATGCCAAAAAGAAGGTGATAATTTGGCAGTTACAAACGAATATGGCTACCCTGATTTTGTAGAATCGACAGGCTATGGATTGCCTGATGGACTTTGTGGCTGTAATTAGCTGTTACCACGACTTTTTCCCGTTTATTCCGGGCATTTCGGAACGGAGCTATTCCGATGAGGAACTTGCCGAACTCAACCGTCAGGAAAACATTCCGGTCGAATACAACGGCAGACAATACACCAAATATGAAGCCTTGCAGCGTCAGCGAAAGCTTGAAACAACCATGCGGGCGCAGCGTCAGCAGATACATCTGCTACAGGTCGGCAACGCCTCACAGGACGATTTAATAAATGCCCGTGCGCGTTACCGGGTGACTTCTCACGAATATTCTCTCTTTTCCCAGAAGATGCATCTTCCGCAGCAGAGGGAGCGCGTCACGGTTGACGGTTTAGGGAATATCGGACAGGGCAAATATACCGGCGGTTCCGGGAAGCCCTCTCCGGTCAGAGTGCCGAAGCCCGGCGCACATGTTTCCGATACCGTTACAGCGTCGGAACGCTCCGAATTATTACAGCATCCGGCGACAATTTTGCCGCAGAATTCCTTGACAAATCCGCCCGGAAGTGGTATAATAAATACAGACAATGATACTGCCGAAAAGAAAGCACGTTTTCTATATAATGGAATGAACCATGAACAAAGAAAAGAGGTTATCCAGAGGGGACAGACTACAGAAAAACCGGTCTTTTCTTACGATACAAAAGAAAACGCGTTTCCGTCCAATGCACAGAAAATTCCGAAAGAAGCAAATGCTTTCGATGTGATTGCACATGGCTCGCCGAACAGCATAGAATTTTTCAGACAGGATTATCAGGATATTCGCTCAAATATTGATGCTTATACGCTGTCTGTAATTCTTAAAGGAAGAATGGATTATAAGACATTTATTTCTGCATGTAAAGAAAAGAGCGTTGACCCTGTTATCCGGCTCTTGGCGTGCAATACAGGCAATACGTCCGAAACAGGAGACTGTTTCGCTCAGCTTCTTGCAAATGAATTAGGAATAAAAGTTGTCGCTCCAACAGATACCATATATGCACTGAAAAACGGTACATTTTATGTCGGTGATTACGCTGATGGAATTATGAAGACATTTTATCCAAGAAAATAGGAGAGTGATATTTATGAAATTTATCAGAAACAAATCTGTAAATAAGCTGACAGAAGAAGAAATGAAAGCAAACTTTTCTGCTGTAGAAATTGACGGGAAACAGGAAATTCTGAAATATATGAAATCATTCTCTGAACCGTTTGCATTTACTTCTCAGCCTGTAATTGATAAGTTCACCAATAAAGAAATAGAAAATATCAACAACGCTTTTTCAGATGGTGAGTATACATGGTATGCTTCTGAAATTTATCATTTTGAAAAATACAATCTGAAATTAAATGCAGATTTTATTGAACACGTTTTAAACCGCCCTTAAACAGGCGGTTTTCTCATGCCCGGAAGGAGTGAAAGAATGTACGAATACGGAATGTTCCCCATTATCAATGAGACGAACTTTCTGCTGTATGTACGGCAGATTCTCAGCCGGAAGCATTACGGCAAATCAAGAAAATACCGAAAGCAAGGCTGAATAAGCCTTATTTTTATACCCGAAAGGAACAAACATGGAAAAGATTACAGAAGAAGTCTACCGTAATTATTTAATTACAAGGCTGAAAGGTCTGAAAGCTGATTTGGAAGGGTTTCCGGAATATATGGATACTGAAAATAAGAAAATTCAGCTTGAGATGGCAAGTCAGCTTGACTACATCATGTTCCAACTTTATCAGCTGGATGCAGAACCGGAAGAATAAAACAGTATCTCAGGAATGGAAGGAGAATTCTGATGTATCAGGAAACTTTGGAAGAACAGCTCGAAAAGCTGAAAGAATATCAGAGGAAGAATGATATGGAGCCGACTGACTTCATCCGTGTCAGCGATGCAATTCAGGAAACTGCCTGTCGGCTGGCTTCCTATCGTGAAGCACATCCGGAAATTAATATCGTGCTGAACGGCGAAATACTTTATCCGAAAGGAGCAAAAGCATGAAAAAAGAAGACATTACCGGCATCTTTGCGGATGCTACTGACGAACAGGTTTCCGGCGTTCTGAACCTGTTCGCGAAAATCGAGACAGAACGCGACAGTCTGAAAGAACAGCTGAAAACCGCAAAGGATACGCTAAAAAACTTCGAGGGCGTTGACGTGCAGGACATGCAGAATAAAATTTCTCAGCTGACCAGTGACCTGAACCAGAAGGATGCGGACTATCAAGCGAAAATCGCCGATATGGAATTTCATTCCGAACTGGATAAGGCAATCACGGCAAGCAAGGCGCGGAATGCTGTTGCTGTCAAGGCTCTGCTGAACCTGGAAGAACTGAAAGCATCCAGAAATCAGACCGAGGATATTAAAAAAGCCCTCGAAAAGGTCAGAACCGAGAATGACTTTCTGTTCCAGTCAGACGAACCCGTGCAGAATCCTGTCATGCCGACCGGCGGAAAACTCCCCGGCAAAAAAATGACGCTGCTCGAAGCCATGAAATATAAGAACGAACACCCCGATGCTGATGTGAAATCCCTCATCAGCAGAAACTAAGAAAGGATGATGTTTCATGCCCGGTATTTTTGATTCCAAAAACTTCAATGCAGAAGTATTCGCCGCCTATGTTGAACAGACCCCGAACCTCAGAAGAAATGAGCTTATCAAGTCCAGAGCTGTCCGCAGACGCGATGACATTGCGGATTTGTTCAACGGACAGTCCGGCGGCACTTATGCCGTTGTGCCGATTTATGACCGTATCAGCGGAGACGCGCAGAACTATGACGGCTCGACAGATATCACGGCGCATAAATCCAAGACCTTCACGCAGGGCAGAATTGTCGTCGGTCGTCAGAACGGCTGGGTTGAGAATGATTTCAGCTATGATGTCACCGGCGGCGTTGATTTTCTGGCGCAGGTTGCAGGTCAGGTCGGCGAGTACTGGGACGGCATCGACCAGAACACGCTGCTGAGTACACTGGCAGGCATTTTCAGCATGACCGGAACCGAAAATCTGAAATTCGTCAACGGTCATACTTATGACATTTCCGGCAGTGCGGACGGCTATTTCGATGCGACGACGCTCAACACCGGAATGCAGAGGGCACTCGGCGACCAGAAGGCGAAGTTCACGCTTGCAATTATGCACTCTACAATTGCGACACATCTGGAAAATCTTCAGCTTCTGGAATATCTGAAATATACAGATAAAGACGGCGTGCAGAGAAATCTTGCACTTGGCACAGTCAACGGCAGAACGGTGCTGATTGATGATTCCATGCCTTATGAAGCTGTCGCGGCATCCAGTTCCGACCCGGCATATACGAAATATACGACTTATGTACTCGGAGACGGCGCAATCGAATTCACCGACTGCGGCGCAAAAGTTCCCTATGAAACAAGCCGCGACCCGAAGACAAACGGCGGTCAGGATACCCTCTACAGCCGTCAGAGAAAGATTTTTGCGCCGTATGGCATCAGCTGGACAGATTCGAGCATTCTTTCCCCGACCGATGCACAGCTTGCAACGGGCTCCAAATGGTCACTGGCGAACAGCAACGAAAGTTCCTCGAAAGAGTACTTCCCGCACCGCGGCATTCCGATTGCCCGGATTATCACCAGAGGCTGACAATGACGATTTATGCGGACGAAACATTCTATCAGGAAAGCTATTTACAGGGCAGGAATCAAAGAGAAATTAGCCGGAGCATGGGAATCTGTAAAGAATATTTTCTCCTCTGGCGGCGAAGTTTTTCGCGGAATCCAAAACGGTATTTCTGATACGTTTATGGATTAAGCGGAAGCCTGAATAATATGACTCGTCAGATGCAATGTGTCCAGCGATATTTCGGCATAGAAGAACCTCTGGAGATGATTCATCTTGTTGTGGACTACGGAACACTTGTAAAGGACGATAAAACGGCTTCTGCGTATAGTGAATCGTGTGCGGAGTATTTTTGCCGAAATCATCAGATTTGTTATTGTACACATCAGGATATGCAGTCACTCAGATACCATGCTCATCTGCTGATAGATCCAATCGGCTATCTTGATGGAAAAGTGCTTGATGTCAATCTTGAAAATATGAATCGATTCTGTGAATATCTGTCCGGTTTGTTCAGAATATCCGTCAGACTGCTATAAATGACAAATGCCCGGCATTGCGAATATCCGTCAGACTGCTATAAATGACAAATGCCCGGCATTGCCGGGCAAATCTTATCATTTTATGACTGCGCCTGATTTTCGCAGGATTTCTTTATTTTTATCAGGATTGAACAGGAAAGCAGCATCACGGAAATCACAGTTTCTGAAATGATTATATCTTTCAGGAACTTGTATTTTTTTGCGTTCACCTGTGACGGAATAAAGCACATCATCAATCAGAAAATGCTGATAATCCGGTGAAACAGCAGCTGCATATCCGGAGCAGGGCAGGGTATTCTTTTTATGCTGAATATGCAGAATGTTTCCAGATTCTGTTTCAATCTGGAATTCTATATATTGTGTAATGGCGATAAATTCGTTATCATCATTCAGAAACCGGACAGATTCAAAATGCTCTCCGTATTTCAGATAAGCATGAAGACTGTAATCTTTCAGAACTCGTCCGGCTCTGACATCGAACAGAATCACATGACCGTCTTCCATGCCAAGCAGAAGTCTTTTTCCGTCTTGGGAGAAGTCTGCACATAAAATACGAGATTCAGTATCAGATAGGAAGTTAATTCTGCAATTATGAAAAAGGCTCGGATAATCGCCGTTATCGCTGAATTTCAATCCCGATAACAAAAATCCGGAAAGAGACAGACCGCTGAAATCTGCATGGCAAATCAGACAGTTTCTTGAAAAGCGCATAGTCTGTATCACAGAATCGGCAATCTGATTTGCATGAAAAATTCTTGCCATATCCAGCAGGGTATCAAGTTCAGTCCTGTGGTAGTCAAGAATGCCGTTTTTATCAGGAATATTGCGGTAATCTCCGCAAATTTCGCCAAGAAGAATATATGGTGTGTCCAGATATGTCCACCATAAGTCATTCAATCCGAAATATTCAAAAACTGACTGATTGTTTACCAGGCTGACCGTATGAACTGCATTCAGGATATATTCCGCAGCAAAATACTGATGAATATAGTCATGTGTGAATTGCAGATGATTGTCAGTGACTGTCAGAATTCCCAGCTTTTCTATCAGGATTTCCACAAAATCTGTAGTTTCAACTGTCTTTAAAACCGGATATTTCCGGAAGCCTTCTGGAGCAAGAAAATCCTGATATACCTGTTCATGATGAAGAAACAGTTCAGATGCCTGTCTGATTGCTTCCGATACATTTGAACGCCTGAACGTGCTGAGTGTATTCCATGCCAGGAACGGCAGGGCATATTTTATCACGAACTGCACCGGCTTTTCATGATGCTTTATCTGATTTTCAAAGTAAACATCCAGAATTTCTCCACGAGTATGCAGAACATCTGCTGAATCCTGACTTTTCAGAAAATAGTTCAGAAACAGCGGAGATTTCAGTATTTCCAGCAGATGAGGATTTTTTGCTGTTTCGGGATATTCTGATAGCAAGTCATCCCGGACAGCATCCGGAATTCCCAGAATTTCAAGCTTTTCAAACTGGTGAAAAACTTCCTGATTCGGAATTGTCCGGCTGGACAGAAAAATTCTGACATTATGCCAGTTTTCGCAGATACGGGCTAATTCCTGAGAAAAATCATCCTGAAAATCGGGACTGATTTCGTTTATGCCATCAAGCAGAACTGTATATTCCGGAATTGTATTTTCCCTGCTGAATAACTGCATGAGTTCTGAAATTTGTCGGAATACTGCCGTTTCTCCTTCACAGGCAATACACAGTTCATAGCTTGGATAAGCATAATGATAGTGATATTTCAATAAAATCTGAATCAAAATCCAGCAGGAACACTCTGACTGAATTTCTGTCCGGACTGTATTCCGATAGCCGGAAAGTGACAGAAACAAGCCGTTCTGATGCTGTAACAGAAAGGATTTTCCCATACCTCCGGGAGCATACAAAAACAGATGCTTCTGATTGCTTAAAATTATATTTCTCCATAAAATAATTTTATCATTATATCGAACTTCAAGCGGATAATTGGAATCTGTCTCCGGAATCGCTTTGACTTGCAGGCTTTCTTTCAGAGAAGGCTGAAAATCCGGATTGAGCAGTTCTTTCAGAATTGTGCAATTATCCCAGAATACAGGACTTTCTCTATTTCCAAGTCCGATGATTTTAACGAACGGATTTACAAAATCAGAAAGCTGAACCGCTCCGGCATCTGCCGGAGTGAATTTTTTTATCGTCTGATATAATAAGCCAAGTAATAACGCTTCCGCACAGATTTTCTTCGGGTGTGAAACAGTTCCGAAAAGCCTGTCTTTCAAAATAAATTCGTTTCCATAAAAAATATAATTGATACTCTTATCATTTTTTAATAATTCCAGCAGAGTGCTGACCAGAAAAGGAATCTTTTCCTGTTCTAGAACCTCTTCACAGAAAGAATTCATTTCCGCCAGATAGCTCCGGTATTGTTTCCAGTCCGGCTTTCTGTCCATGCCGATTTTGTTTTCAAACTCTTTCAGCGTGATTTTATCAGCAGGGAAGCGGTTTCCAGTCGAGATAAAATCTATCGTCAGACGGTCAATTTTCTTGTAAGCAGCAGCTTTGTTCAGCTCATCTGTGAACAGCTGCATGATTGCCCGTTCTTTTGTAATATCAGTTTCTGGACAGTCAGCAATCACCGAGAGCAGGCGAATCAGAATCTTTCCGTTTCCAGTTCGCTTTTTGCTGGTGATTTTCGCCTGTATGATGAGAGCAAATAAACAGTTCAGTGTCAGCACAGAATCATCTCCCCGAGTAAAAATTTGCAATTTCCGAGTAAAAAACTAAAAATTCCGAGTAAACTCTTTTTCTTGGTATGTTAGAATTATTTTAGCATGAACAGTGAATTTTGTCAAGAAAAAAGTCGTCAATGACGGACATTGACGACACAGATATATTTGTATATATTATAGCATAATCTGACTTTGATTGCAATAATATTTCACGATTCTGACAAAAATCTGCATTTTGTACAAAATCCAAATCATAGATTTATCTATTCTGACATGGAATTGAAAGGGATATTCCGTCAGAATTCTGGTCACTCATGGGGAGGAAGCATTATGGCTCGAAGAGGCGAAAATATCTATAAACGAAAAGACGGACGGTATGAAGGGCGTTATCCGGTCGGATATACTCCAGACGGAAAAAGAAAATACTGCTCTGTCTATGCCAGAACTTATCAGGAAGCCAAAGAAAAATTAATCAGACTCAAATCTGAAAAACAGCATTTCCGGTCATCCGGAACGCTGACGGTCAGAACACTCTTTGAAGAATGGCTCTGTTCCGTAGAATTAAGAGTGAAGACATCCACCTATGCCAATTACCGCATGAAAGCCGAAAAGCATATTCTGCCGGAATTCGGCGGTTTACGATATGAAAATTTGTCAGCACCCATGATTCAGAGTTTTATTCAGAAGAAAATCAGTTCCGGATTATCGGCGAAATATGTTTCTGACATCGTGATAGTTTTCAAGACGATGGCGAAATATATCAGCCGGGTGCATGGCTTCCGAAATCCGCTTGCAGATGTGATCCTGCCGAAATCTCAGCGAAAAGAAATGCACCTGCTTTCAGAAAAACAGCAGAATCAGCTGTGCAGCTATCTGATGAGAAATCAGAATCTGACTTCTTTATGTATTCTGATAAGTATGCACATGGGACTTAGAATCGGAGAAATATGTGGCTTGCAGTGGTCAGATATCGACTTTGAAAAACAGCTTCTGACCGTCAGGAGAACTGTCCAGAGAGTCCAAACAGAAACCAGCACAAAACTTCTGATTGATACACCGAAAACAAGCAGTTCAAGGCGTTCCGTGCCGATTCCGGATTTCATGATGCCTCTGCTGAAAAAATTCAGAAATCAGGATAATTTCTATCTCCTGTCCGAAACAGAACAGCCTACAGAACCAAGAACTTTACAGAGAAGATTCAAAGCGGTTCTTAAAAAAGCAAGTCTGCCGTCAGTGAATTATCATAGTCTCCGGCACATGT